ATCCTCTCGCAGAGCAGCAAGCCCGGCAGAAGTTATTGGATACATAACATCACCTCTCTACGATTTTAAAACTTACATTCTCCCAACGGTTCAGTGTACTGTTGTACATAGGAGACGATCTATCGCCCACATAAAATGTTTTCGTCACGAAGTCCCCCGCCGTCGGAGAAAGATAAGTGATTGATATGTACTCTGCCGAAAAAGCTGCTAAAATAGCCTTTAACTCAATCGTAGTGGGATAAGCCCACTCAAGAGTTATCCCGTCTACGGTTCTTATTTTTTTCTTATGCATGAGTCCATCTTCGGTACGACCCGCATCAGAGGCGGAAACATCAATCTGCTCCCACTTATACTGTGAGGGACATTTGACTGTTTTACCACCGACCGACTTCAAGGGATTCATGCCTGCTGTAAAAGCCATATTGATGTTTCACCTCCTATGCATCTACCGGGATAAGAGTTCGTCCTGCTCTAAGATTTGCGGCTTTTATCTCTTCGATAACATTTCCGGCTCTGTCGACTACTTGAACGATTATAGGAGTACCGCCGTCGCTTTCAGCCATTGCATCACGCACACCGCGATATACGCCGTTCGCAACACCTTCAACTATCTGCTGATTGTTAACAACAGTGCTTCGACCGCCCATTGTACCGACAAGCTCAGGTCCAGCCTCACGAGCGACGAAAAGCTGTCCCGATGCAGGGAAACCACCGGAGGCATAGGCTTTCAATTTCAAATCGACCGAACCTGTACTACCAACATTAATATCTCCTTTTAGTGTCGGGAAGCGAGCACTTTTGAAGCCATTGGCAACTGCTGTTCCGAGATTTTTTCCGAAATTATAGCCGTATGAATTGGCGACATTACTCGACAAAGAATCCTTCAGGACAGATTTAATTGCCTGGGCAAGCTCGGAATTTTTAGAACTGATACCCGCGACAAGACCGGTTACTAAATTCTTACCTACCTCTTTCATGTTGACAAACATACCATTAGCAAGAGATATATTGTTACTTTTGCCGGTGAGCGTCTCAATCCGCTCTAAAAGAGTGTAATATTCACCCATAAGCGATATCGCAATACCCAATTCAGGATTTGCCTCGCGCAACTTGTCATTCAGTTTAACTGTCTGCGTTCTCTGTTTATTAACATCTTTTGCCATTGACTCTATAGGGTCTTTTAAAAAGAATCCTATAATTGTATCGACCGTACTCGCAAATCCCGCCAAAAGACTACTCTTTGAGTAATCGACAACCTTTTGCGCAAAATCTTTCATAAATTCCGTAAAACTGCTCATATCCTTTGACAGCGACGGTAATTTACCATTAAGGTCTCGCAGCGCCGGATATAACTCATCACCTAAAGATTTGGCAACTATAACAAGTTCAATCGTAAATGCCACAACAGCACCACTGAGTTCAACCAACAACCCAGTACCAAGACCGATAGCTACCGGAAGCAGCCCAACACTCGCGACGGTCGCCGCTCCGAGCGCAGCGGTAACAACGCCAATACCAATAAGTAAAGCCGTGCCAAGACTGATACCCTTAGCTATGGTCTCTCCGTTTTCAAGAACGGGCGCCCATGCATTACCGATCTCATCAAGACCTTTGCCTATCGCCCATATTTCGACAATAAACAGACCCGTCGAAACTCCAATCAAAGCAAGCATCGCGATACCAAGACCCAAATATGCAACAAGAGGTGTACCAACACTGCCCAACAATGCCGTTACCGCACCTACAGCAGCCAACACACCTACACCGATTCCCATTGCGATAGCCACTGTTTTTCCGTTCGCAATCACGGGTTCCCATGCTTTACCTACTTGTTCCAGCATTACTCCGAGTCCCCATACAGCACCGACAACTAGTCCAGCCGCAACTGCTACCTCGGCAATAATGACAAGCCCCCAGGCAAGGTCTTTAGCTATTGACTTTAATTTTCCATTCAATGCCGAAGTTCCCGCATCTCCTACCTGCGTAGCAGTGGTATTTGTTCCTTTGATTTGCGAAAGAAGTCCAAAGAAATTGACCACACTGCTTGTTATTTTCCATGCAGCGATGGCAAGACCAATTCCACCGGCTATTCCAAGTATCAATTTGAATTTTTTGACAAGTTCATCGGCGCGCTTAACATCAAGCTCGTCGGTTACGAATTGATATTTCGCAGCAGTACTACTCACTCCGCTTGCCGTCGCGGAAGTTGAATTATCATCGAGCTTATGTATCTCGTCAATACCGAGAAGCGTCTTCTTTAATTCTTTTGCGGCTTTCGTTGCTTTACCCATACCGTCAGCGAATGTCGTAGGATACTTAACCGCATGAGTCCATTCATTAGACCCCGACAGCCGACTGAATACCATATTTATAGCGTTAAGAAGCTCTACGAACTTATCTATGGCTTTCTCGACAAACGGTACAAGCATCGTGATTATGGGAGCTGCCGCTGCACCTATACTGTTTTTCAAATATAGGTAACTCGTTGCAAGAGAATCCATACTTTTCGCAAAACTTGTACCCATCATCTGACTATAAGCATAGACGTTTTGAACGCCCTCTTTAAATCCGCCGGTAATAGCCGAAATAATGCCGTTAAGTGCTCGATATGTTATTCTTTTTTTGATAGTGGTAAATAGATTTCTAACTTTGCTCGTTATTGGATCAAAAGCTTTTCCGAGCTTCTTCAACAGTCCAGTCGCGCTTATTGTTTTTTTCGTTGCTGTATCAGCGGCAGAGGCAACATTTTCTCCCGCCTCACTCGCGCGTTCTGATACTTGCGCGATAGCAACACTTGCGGCATCAGCACTTTCGGTTACTCCATCAAAGTTGACATTCCCCTGACTGATATCAGAAACATTCAATGCTGTTGCCGGAATAGTGTTTTGAGTCTCGACCTGAGGCATTCGAGCCGCCGAAATATTTGAGACGGCATTCGATATATCGTTAAGCTTTCCGGTATCCAAGTCCTGTATACCACGAACAGCATCTCCGATATTAGTAATCTCTTTTGCTATCGTTTTGGAAACCTTAATACCATTCAGGCTCGAAATTGCCTCGCCTATATCCCGAAGTTTATCCACGGACTTAATACTGTCTATGGTCTTTTGCAGCGCCTCTATAGGCTTTAAAGGTTCGGATATAGATTTATTGATTCGACTCGTAACACTGTCTATTTCTTTAAGCAGTGAAATTACCTTGTCTATGCTTTTTTCGGCGGTATACGAATCCCCTACAATTTCTATTTTAAGATCATCAATAACATCTTCCATTAGCTCTCACCTCCTGCAAATCTCGAATTAACTCTCTCAGCCCAATCGGATACAACACTCATTTGTTCCTTCATGCGTTTCTTCTCGGCTCTTTCTCGTTGCTCTCGTGCCTCTTTATCAGTAAGCGGGAAAGGCTCATTGAGATACGGCAAAGGCTTCGGGTCTTTCGCCATAGGATTGAACGCAGGTGAAGCGGAGCAGAGTGCCCGATAGAAATACAAGCCTTGCGTCCACATTTCCTGATTTCGCTGAGCGAGTTTTAATTCGTGAGCTTTTTGATAGCATCGGGGCAACGTACAATCTCCGTCCCAATATTGTTCAGGAGTCATCCCGATTGACATATAGTAGGGTAAGTCTTTCTCAAACTGTTCACTATAATTAAGGGGGACAAGCTGTTTATTCAACTCGTCCCCCTCTATGGGAAGCAAGTTATTTACCCGTTGCTCGCTTCCCAGTCCACGTTTCCCTCATCATCTTCAGGGTCTTTCATGAGATACTCCATCGGCTCGCAGTACATTTCAGCGAGCTTGTCATAGAGCTTGTCCTTGTCCTTTACATGAAGCAGAATGTCCTCGACAGTATCTTTCTTCACAAAAGGATGATGTGCCTTGAATGCCCCGGCAAACAGTTCAGAAAGAACCGAAAGCGGTTTGCGTGAAGCATCGGCGAGAACGAATCCGCTCTCTTCAAGCATCTTCACCGAACGCCTCGTAAACTCAAGAGTGTACGGTGTACCCTTGTATGTGAGATTGATTGTAGTAGCCATTACGTCTCCTCCTTACGCTGAGGCTTTTGTGATTTTCGTGCTCGCGGCTACAGTTATTGCCATTTCAACAACACTGTCAACGCCTGCACCCTTAACATATACCGAAAGCTGACCCTTGAAATTGAACTTACCCTTATCGCCGGAAGGTGTCAGAGTTCCGTCACTCTCAGTACCGCCAAACCAAACAGCAAGGTCAAGTTCCTGACCTTTGAGAGCATCAAGCGTTGCGAAATCTTCACTAGAATAGTTCGCAGTAAATGTAAGCGCGTCAACCTTCTGAATACCCATGATATTTATCTGCATCGGGTCAGAAAGAGTCGTTGCATCAAGCATATTAGGGTCGCCGCCGAGATCGGGAAACTCTTTAATATCAACAAGCTTCTCGTATGTACTACCTGAAGAACCTTTCTTCATAAGAAAGGTTTTATAAGACGAAATCGCCATATGTTACCTCCTGTATATTTGTTTGTCTTTTCCTACTGTTGCTTTATATCTGACTGTTATCCGATACTTGGTAGCATCGTCCATCGAAACAGGTTTGCGCATCGTGCGGACAAAGCCCTTTCTTATCAAAAGCTCGTCCAACACGGCAAATATCTCTTTGCATTCCGACTTCTGACGATTAACCTTGTTCGAATAAATATTGACTTCGTACATGACGGACGAGTGATTTTCAACACCCGAACTGTCGATTGACGCAGTGTATGTGTAGTTGTCCCCCTCTTCAATGCTGACTGATGGGAACTCAGAAGGGCTCAGAACCGTCTTACTGTAAACAGTAATGTTCGGGAATTTTGCTCGAAGAGCCGCAGATACAAGATCGCAAACCTCATTTTCGATATCAGTCATTCCCGAACACCTCCTTCGCTATTGCCCTTACTTGTTCTCTCATTTCCTTGCCTGCATCGTACATTGCACGGGCAGGGGGATTACCGTGAGTGATAACAAGACTTCCTTTGTCGTTCTCCTTTACCACTCTTCCGTTCGTCCCTGGGTTGCCGTAGTACCCCCAACTATCCTGGGAGCCTTTCCCTTGACCGTATTCACCGCGAACCATACCCATCTCCCCGGCTTTAGGGTGCTGCTCCGTGTAATGCACACCTGTACCGAACTCAATGAATTTGACCGCGCTGCCGCTCGCTGTAATAACAAGAGTGTCATCGTCTATCCATTCAGGCTCCCCTGACACTACGACATCATTCTCGCCGTCATACTGAGCGGTTCTGAATGCGACATCGGCAACATCTATACCCACCTGTGCGAGATGCTCTAAAAACACATGAGTTTTTCCCTCAAGACTTTTTTTATAAGCTTCGAGCTTGCGTACTGCTTTCTCAAGACCGGTGACTTTGATTCTCACGAGACACTCACCTTGCTTATTGCAAAAGAGATACTGTTGAGAGACTTTGCAACTTTTTTGACGATATAATCAAAGAGAAGATTCCCGTTTGCATCATAAGCCGGAAACTTGTCGACGCAGAGAACTGTATTTTCATCAATAGGACAACTTATATCGTCCGTCACGATGACCTTGTCGTACTGTATGGAATTACCAAACTGCTCTACTTGCGATGCGCCTGAAGCAGCAGATACATTTGCCTGCATCTCTACAGGGTCGGAATACAAGACCTTATATTCGCCTGTGAGGTTTCCGTCCTCATCGGTTATCTGTTCTTTGCCCTTATAGAGTGCATAATGCAGTGATGTTTGATTTCGTTTCAGGCACTTCATTCCCCGCCTCCTGACAAAACAGCAGCACAAGGAAGAATGTCCTTGAGCATTGATTCGGGCACACTCGCACTTTCATAGCTACGGCTTATTCCGTTCTCGCTGTGAGAAACCTCACCTTCGGCACCCCGTTTATTAAGCAGATACGACGCTATCTCAATCTGTCTTGTGTGATACTTAACAGGCACGATCCGCACATCGCTTTTGAACGGGAACCGTCTCTCAAGAATTTTGTCACCGGCAAGTTTGAGGTAGGCGTTCAACATGTCCTCAGAGGTTTCCCCCGTCATGGATTTCAGCAATATAATTTTCTGTGCGTCGGTCATATCTCGCGCCTACCTTTCTTTGAATTGATTCGATTAACCGCCTGTACTTGCCGTCTCTGTAGTGACCTTACCGCCTGCAATAAATACCGAGCGGCTGTATGTAGGCGCGGTGAAGGTCGTTGCAATCTTAGTGAACTTGCAGTGATACCAGTCCGGACCGTGGTCAAGACCAAGCTGACCGAATATCTGATACTTCTCGCCTGCGCCGGTCTTAGCCAGCGGCTCAAGGAAGAAGTTGCCCTTGCCGGGAACGGGCTGATTGACCGGACGAATAACATCGAGGTCAAGAAGAAGTGCGGTGCCGCTCGGCAGGCACTCGCCGAGATAAAGGTAAACTTCACCGATAGGAGTGATAACCTTAGAAAGCTTGATACCGTTGATATCTCTTGCCGCCGGAACGATGGTAAGACCGTTCTGAATGGCATCCGCGTTTATCTGGAACATGGTAGTAGCATCGCACCAGAGGCACAGTCCATTGCTCGGAGCATTCGACTCGTAAACCTTCTTAACGCCGTCAGCGATATCCCAAAGACCGAGAGCCTTGCTCTTCATTTCAATGGTGTTCGTGGTTATAG